TACTTCATACATACCACAATAGTACAAAGCAGATGGAAAGATTACGTGACATACCATCATAGTCACAGAATAAGTTTTAAGCAAGCTTCCTCTTAAACATAGGGACATCTTCTATATTATCCCCAAATAGCAAGTCAGTAGGCTTACCATTGTTAAAGAACAAATTATCACAATTATAAAATGACCCATCCTTACAAGGATTAAGACCAGTTTTAGACAAATAACCAGCAAGTTGGATCTTATGAAGTTCAACAATAGACGGAAATAAATTATATCCATCATAATCACAATACTCTAACTTCATACGATCAAGAGAATTAGAATGTTTCTGGGTCTGAAAATTATTCCATTCAGATAATGTGACACGTCCGTTAACGGCCAATAATTCAGCATAAATCTTAGAAAGATGATCATATGCTTCCAAATTACCTGAACATAGTCGAGCAAGAGATGCAACCAAACACATCGTCATGGCCATAGAGGATGAAGCAGTAAGGACACGTCCAACCTTACTCATAACATCTTCAGTGTCTCTATAAGGAAAATCACCAACATAAAGACCATCCAAATAAACATGACTAACAGAGTTCCTAATAAAAGTAGGACCCATATAAAAAGCATCAAGAAGAGTACTATCACCATCAGAAATAAAACAATGAGTAGAATACAACTCATCATAAATCCCAAACTCGGATTTCTTATTAACTAATCCAAATTCACGCTCACAAAAATTAACATAATCAAGTGCAAAATTTTCAGAATCCTCATAATAACAAAAATTATCCATTACAGCAGGATAAGAATCTAAATTATCGTCACCATAAAACCCATCAACAATCATTTGATGTTCAAGAACCAACTTAACAATAGGCTCGCGTTTTGCAAACATCAAATAAATTAACAGCAAATGTATTGGTCGAATAAGTTTCTGGTACGTAGTGTCACCAGTAGAAGTCATGTATTTACCAGAAAACATGCTCCCCCACACATCATGAAGATCACCAGTGCTATAAATGTACATAGTTTTATAAACAACCTCAGTAACCATAACAGTGAGAATGTACTCAAAACACTCCTCAGACATACCATCAGGCTTATCAACGAAAGGGATTATTAATGAAGCAACTACAGCGAGCACCTGCCCAAGAAGCGTCTGGTCAAATTTAGAATAGTCACCAGTTACAAACTTCCGAACAGTAAGGTCTACGCCATAATCATCAGCAGCCACACGAATAGGATCCTTCCACATCTCATAATTAACAGAAGAAGGACCACCAACCAACTGATCCCAAAACAGTTGAAGCCCACCAGCTTCAACTTTAATTCCAATCATCGATTGATAACCACAAAAGAAAAATGCAAGATCTTTAAACAGCTCCTTACCAAAAACATAAGCCACCAAATTATCAATATAAAATAATCGCTCCTTAGCCAACGCATCAGCAGCAGCCTTCTTAGTCATTTTCTCAGACATCATCCGAAGGTGACGAATTTCCCACTTACGACACTCCTGCGCAAGCATATTCCAATCAGGTTCACATGAACACTCACCTTTAACAAACCTTTCAGCATGACAAATAAGATCATAAATTAACGTGTGAACCTCATGAGCAAGATGTTTCTTCTTACACTTCAAAACCTTCTTAACGCCATCAACTGAATAACGGAAAATATCATAATTATACCACCCACTAGATGAATCAAGACCCTTAAGCATATTATATATATTCCGCTTGGAAAAATCAAGCTTGCG